GCATCATCACCATTAATATGTTTAAGTAATTTACTTTCGTCATACAGTTCTAGACTCAAAATACCGGGAAATAAATCTTTGTGATCATCATCTACAGTATAAAATATAGTTGATGATCTAGATAGATTTCCAGTCATGTATCTTTTTATAAATGGTAATTCTGAATTTCTTAATTCAGTTGCTGAATGATAATCTACAATTACTTCTTCTTCATTATAAAATTCTAAAGCTTGAGTAAGATTTTCTCTGTAATAATCATCCATTACAGTATCAGTATCATCAAGAATTGATCTAAGAGCATTAGTTTTTATTGTATAATACCAATGGCCATTTACAATCTTGTCTTTAGTATTCTTACCAACAAAAACATGTGTTGCTTGGTCTATATCTCTCACAGTTTTAATACCGTGTTGCAAAGACAAGTCTTTTAGTTTTACCCGGGGAATATTTACACCAGGTAGGAAGTACAATTTATCTCCCTTAGTGGGATCATAATCTTTATCACATACAGTTAAAGGATTAGTACTGTCATTAGCACAATATAAAGGTTGAACCTTTATGATTAGCTCATTATCATCTGCTTCTATATCAAAAATATGCAAGTATGTTTTCATATTTTAAAATTTAATAAAGGGGAGTTTTACCTCCCCTTATCATTGTTTTTAATTAGACTAGTGTTTTTTTAAAGGGGAACCCTTCTATGTTGACTTATTTTACAGCCATCTTCACCACGTCTTGATTCATCATCAACTGACTAAACTTAACCTTATTACCGTTGACAATCTCTTTGACCATATAATATCTAAGGTCATCTGTAAATGCTGCACAATCAGTAGTAAGTTTAGCTATCCTGTCAATGATTGGTTTAGCCACTGTACCTTTGTCAGCCAAAGTAAGAGAATAGTTAATTACCCTTGTTGCAATGACACTAGATATATCAGCACGGAACTCATCATCTTTTCCTACTGCATTAGTAAGAGAGTTCATAACATACTGCTCATCCTTGGTTAGAATGTCCACTGGACTAATGATTCTATCCAATTTATTATTAATGAACATAGTAAACATTGAACTAAAGTCTACACCAACAGAACCCTCACCAATCATCTGAATTAAAGGTAGGTCTGCCTCAAACTTCTCAATAGAACTAATAGCATTAAAGAATGTAGTGATAGATCTTGGATTAACTCTTTGGTTAACCAATTCTGGATGCATCAACATAAAGTTAATACATCTACCATCTATGTTTGCTTTCTCTGCCCACTTAGCCCAAACATCAGAATCATACTTTAACTCAACAGAGATAAATCTAGTCTTCTGAGCTACGTCAAGAGAAGTAACATTATAGTCACCATTGTCTGGGTTAGTAGTCAAGATTACATGCCAATTCTTTGGAAGCTTCCAAGATACATATTCTTGTCTGTCCAAAATCTCCATGGTTGCTTGCATAAATCTTGCATCAGCACGAGTATAGTCATCCAAAATCAAGAAACCACCTTCTCCTTTACCCTGAATCCACTCAGGAGCAGCATGTGACATTCTTTTATCTACAACTTTATACCCTTTTGCACTTGCTGCATTTATCTGAGATTCATTAATCCAAGTAGTTTTACCTTCTGCATTCTGGATCTGGAATTCTTTAACTGGAAAACCTACCAAGTCACCCAACTCTTCTAGCTGAGATAAATTTAATTTTACAACTTGCATGTTAAGTTCTTTACCTAACTGCATGATTGCAGAAGTTTTACCCAAACCTGCATCACCTTCAATATTAATTGCAACAGGAACTTTTCCTTCAGCTTGAATATGTTGGTTATTCTTAACCATGTGTTTAATGAAATTCTTTAATTCATCAACATTTAATTGTACTTGGCTCATAATCTTTATTTTATAATTCTAATTTAATAACTTTACCTGGTAATTCTTCATTCATATAGGATTGTTCTGACAAAACCCATAGAGTGTTTCCTCTAGGTTTTACTCTTGTATAGCATTCACCATCAGTAAAATACACCAGGCTTGTATATTTCTTTAGGTTAGCATTAAAATATTCTAGGACGGGATCAAATTCAGTCCCACCTCTACCAAGAACATTCATCTCAAATTTACCTTTGTAAGGTTCAACTGATCTGATTCTTGTATCACATTGTATAACAGTAATATCAACACCACATTTATAGATGTGGTAGATTTCACTCATAAATTCTTTGAGCTCATTATCACTTACAGATCCTGAAGTATCTATGGCCAACAACATATGTTGTCTCATTTTTACTTTTAGACCCGGATTGTCACTAAATCTACGGTTCTCTTTTCTTCTAATTTTCTTAGTAAATACTTTTGTACTTACACCAGTAAATCTTCTGATATATCCCCGCCAATTAAATTTTTGTTTAGTAACCTCTTCAATGATGATTACTCCTTCAATTTCCCCAGGAACAGTACCTCTTTTCTTAATAGTTTGATCTTTAGCATCACTAAGAACTTTCTGTAATTGTTTGTCAATTAACTTCTGTTCTGCCTCAGTCATGTCTTCAAACTCTTCCCATGTAGCATGATCATCTGTCTCACCATTTTCTATAGCATCTAACAAATCATCCATAGGTTGATTTCCACAAGTACCATTCTGTTTCTTCTTATCCTTAAGTTCTTTCAGCTTGTCATAATAATATCTACAACCTGCTTTTCTTTCAAGATTGAGATCTTCATAATTATTAATGTCAATACCACCTTCTGGTAGCCATTCAGCATCAATATATTGATTGATCTCCATATCCATTGCAACATTTGCAAGTCTCTTGTCACTAAACTTAAAGAAAGTGGTAAGATGTCCAAAAGCAATATGTAGCAATTCATGTTTCAATAATCCAAGTCTGTGATTGTCACTTAGACTTTCCCAAAAATCAGGATTAATAGCAAGTTGATAATTAATATTATTCTTACTAACTCCAGCAGTTGGTACTTTCTGACCCCAGACTTTATTTAGAGCAATGAGAAAGAACCCATAGAAAGGTTCTTTCAACATTAACTCTTTTGCAATTTTACTAAGACTCTGTTGTTTGTCCATCATCTTTAAATTTAATGTTTATCTCAAATTTATCTGTAGGATAGCCAATAGAATCTAACATCCTGGTCATATCCCTAATAAAGAATTCCATAAATAGCTCAACCGAAGCTTTAGAACCTTTGTGTTTTGTAATCAGACTTAATGTTTTAGGACTACTAAGTGGAGTTTCTGGTTTTAGATCTAACAACTTTGTTGCTATCTTTTTACAGTTAATCATCCAATTCTCCATTGTATGTCCACCAAATTTATAGAGAACTAATATTTCTCCTATATACTTATTAAAATCAGCATTCTTCAAGGCCTGAAATGCTACAGTATGATTATCTGCATCTTCAGATTGCAACATCATCATTAAGTTCCTTGTCTCTTCTTTATCAAAAATCATCTTTGCCATCAGTCTTCAATTTTTAATGTTTTTATTGCCCATTTCTCAGGCTTACCAGATTCAATCATATCAATCCATTCTTTTGCAGTAGGAATATAGTTGTTGCAATCTTCCTTGACATGCTGCTCACCAACATATCTTACATATACATCTTTGCCGTCAGAGTTGGTAATTACCATACCAAATCTTTGCTCACATTCAAATATACCTTCACTATGATGTCTAAACATTCTGTGCATACTATGACCTACCCAGGCCTTAGTTTCATCAAACCATTGATGTATCTTCAAATAATCTACAGGAGATCCACCAAACTTTTTAGCTGATGATTTTGCATGTTGCCAAGGATGTGCCATTACTCATCTACTTTATCTAACAAACTACCATCATGAAAATAATCTTCACTTTCAGTAATTCGTATGTGATTATTGATAATATATTTACCTGAAGGAACACAAATACACAAATCTCCCCAACCACCTTCATTATTCCACCAGTCTTCTATTTCATCAAGAAGTTTAGATTGTGCAAACTCTTCAATTGCATTATGAGCATCTGCAGAAATTTTTGCTAATACCCAATCATTTTCCCAATCAGTCACATTATCATCTACATCTTCTGGAGTTTCACAAGGTTTAGTTGTAAAACCTATCCATTCTATGGCACCCGAGTCTCCTCCACCATCATATTTTACCTTAATACCGGTCACACCATGATCAGCCAACTGAAACAGGAGGCTTGTTAATTCTAATTCTGTCATATTATTTGATTTTGTAAAACCTACCTAAAATGTTTCCATTTAGGAATTCTTCTTTTTCAAGTACTTCATACAAGAACTGATGTTTAGTCTCCTGATATGTGAGCTCCATCTGAGTATCACATATCCTAAGAATTTCTCTTTTGATAGGTACTCCTGCTTTGTGAGCATCTTTAAGAGTCTTATTACTACTGTAATATCTCATAAAATCAGGTTTCAGTTCCCGCTTGTACTTTTTTAACCTTTTATCAGTGGACATAGCCAGTGCTTTTTTACCAAGAGGTCTCTTGATATTAGCAAAGAAGTTCTTCTTCCCTATATAAGCAACTGATTTACCATCTATGATAGCAGTCATAATATAAATGAACCCTACGGCTCCTGCAGGAATATCTAATTCCTCAAATTCTTTACCTTGATATATCCAGCTCATGTCTTAATTTTATCAGTTCATTGGTGACTTCAGCTAATTCAAGTTCTAAGAATACTTTTTGATGGGTTATCTCTCCAACTTGTTCTTCAAGTAGTACATTTTGTTCTTCAAGTCTTTCTATTTCAGATTTAAGATCAGCAATTTCATTAATGTACTCACCTTCTAAGTCATCAAGTTCAGATTTTACATCAGCAAAGTAACTTGCAGCATAATCAATATGTCTTTCTAACTCATCCATTGTTTTTGCTAAACTCATAATGCTTGTTTTAATAGTGGGAATAGTTTATCTCTGACAGCTTCAACACCAAAATCTTTTACTGAATCTGACAAATCTTTAGACATATCTAAATTTATATACTCAAAACCATATTTCTTTTTATATTTTTGAGCAGACTTTAGTCCGGGCTCATCATTATCAAATAATACAATGATCTTTTGATACTTATCTAGAAGGGGTCTCATAAAATTTTCTGGTACCACACTATTCTCACTATCTGGAGCAATAGTTTCAATACCAGATATTCCCAGTTTTTTAAAACACATAAGATCTTTCAAGGAAGAAGTAATAATTAAATACTTAGATTTAAACGCAAGTTGATCAGAACCTTGTATGTAATCATGCACTTTAATGAACTTGTTGTCTTTGTTCTTTGGAGTGTAAATTTTATACAGTGTACCATCTTCTCTAAAATAACCATAGATAAAATTACCTTTGATATGTACAGTATCTAGAATACGACCCTCATCATCTTCTTTAATCATTGTATAAAATGACAGAGGATAAACATTGTGGCCCTCTAAAATAGAAGAAGATAACTTGAAATTTCTCCAATATCCTTGATCTAGTGTATTCCAGTGTCTCATCTCATAATCAGAAACTACATACTTACTATGTGGTTTGTATGTAATAGGAACATAAGTATTATTAGAAATATAGATAGCATAGTCTTCCATTATTCTAAAAGAAGCTTTACCTCTACTTTCTAGATTATACAAATGCATTACAAGATTAAGTCCATCACCACCATAGCCTGAAGAAAAATCTTTAAACTTGTAGTGACCCTTGCTATCTGTATATATACACATAGAAGGAACTTTATCTCTAGCACTAAAAATAGATTTGATTTTAAGACTTTGACCTGATAATCTTTCAGTAAGTTTCAAGTAATGTTCAAAGACCCATTCTCTGGGTACGTCATTTAAATCAGAAACAATAGTTGTAGTGGAAATCATACTCTAAAATTTAAAAATTAGGGGGAACCCCTATGATTCCCCCTAACTATGTTAGTCTAGAGAAAAATCATTTGAGGTTTTACTTGATGTTGAAAAATCATCATCATCACCAAATTTAGAAACTTCTTTGTTTTCTAATTTCTTTAGATGAAGCTTTTCATCATATCTAATTACTTTACCTTCTTCAACTTCACCAAATGCATATTTACCTTTTTCTGCTTTTGGCAACCACATGTCATAATTTGTATAACCTGTTTTACCTACATACTCTTTACCTGCAATACAGAATTCCAAATACTTGTCTTTGATTGGTGCAGTTTGATTAAATGCATCTACAAAGTCTTCAATAGTATTATGTTTGTTATGTTGAGCTTGCATCCAGTCATTAATACCCAAAGTTTTACAAAGATTTTGTAAAAAGATCAAAATAGATCTGTCTCTCTGAATTTTAATACCAGATTTGGTTTCACCATCTGCAAATGCATACTGAGAAGCTTTAACTCTACCAATTTGACCTTTAAAATGTCCTTTCTCAGGATTGTCTTTGTCAAGAGCAAAACCTTCAAAACCTTCAATTGGTTCAGTTTCCACATGCAAGATCAAATGATATGCATCATTGATAAATTTGAACTCTTCCAGTTCTACATTGTTGATTTTTAATACTTTGTTACCTGGACTAATTGTTTTTGGTAGGCCGGATCCACCGGTACCAAGATCTTCTGTACTTAAAGCCATTTTACTTTACTTTTTTTTAATTATTAAACAAAAACTTTTCCCCATGATGTCTTTAGAACACCATCAATCATCTCAGAAATTACTATTTCTTCATTACGTAAATGCTCTGGTCTTGCACCACAAGTAACTTCTTCATTAGTCTTAAAAGACAAAATAGTTTGATTACCTTTTCGGTACATATACCCAATAGCATCTGCATTTGCACAAATTAATGATTTAATCTTACC